AAGAAAGAATTGCACGTGAGGCTGAAGAAGCGAAACTGAAAGCTGAACGTGAAGAATTTGAACGCCAGCAGGCTGAACTGAGAGCCGCACAAGAAAAGGTTGAAGCGGAAAGGCGAGCCATAGAGGAAGAAAAACGCAAGGAACAAGAGAGAAAGGATCGGGAACGGTTCGAGAAGGAAGCCAAAGAAAGGGCTGAACGAGAAGCGAAGGAAAAACTGGAACGAGAAGCCAAAGCAAAGGCAGAAGAAGAACAGAGGGCCAAAGAGGAAGCCGCCAGACAGGAGGCTTTGAGACCGGACAAAGAAAAGTTGATTGCATGGGCAAATTCAATAGCCAGATTCATTGGCCCCAAGCTGGAATCACAAGAAGCACATCAAATCATTGTAGAAGCTGAGGCCAAAATATCAATGATTATGGACAGCGTAATTGAACAAGCGGAGGCAATGTAATGGAAAATTTACCAGCAACACAAGCACCATCATCGTTGATAGCTTTAGCACTTGATAAAGGTGCAGATGCTTCAACGTTGGAGAAACTGGAGAAGGTTCTTGAGCTTCAGGAACGATGGGAAGCAAACGAAGCAAGGAAAGCCTACCATGAGGCAATGGCGAAATTTAAAACCAACCCGCCTGAGATCGAGAAGGACAAGAAGGTATCCTATCAGGCGGGTGGAGGCAAGACGGAATACTGGCATGCCACCCTTGCCAATGTTACCAGCAACATCAACAAAGCATTGAGTCAATACGGTTTGTCAGCATCGTGGAATACCAAACAGGACAACGGAACGATAACTGTTACCTGTAAAATCACACATTCGCTTGGTCATAGTGAACAAACCAGTCTTACGGCCTCACCAGATACGTCAGGAAGCAAGAACCCCATACAGGCGATAGGGTCAACCGTAGCGTATCTGGAACGATACACCATCCTTGCTCTTACTGGACTGGCAACAAAGGACATGGACGATGACGGGAACGCTGCGGGCGTGGAGTACATCAGTGAGAAGCAACTATCTTCCATCATCGACATGATTAATGATCGTGAGGCCGATGAAAAGAAATTCTGCGAATTCATGGGTGTTGAATCAGTTGAAAGGATTCCAGCAACAGATTTCAACAAGGCGATGGCGGCACTAAAATCTAAGAAGAAGAAGGAAACCGGCGAACAGGTGGAGGCAATATGATTATCCTTGATTGCGAACAATACTCAGAGGAATGGTTTGCGGCACGGGCAGGACTGCCGACAGCATCGAGCTTTGACAAGATAGTGACCACAAAAGGCGAACCGTCCAAGTCGGCAAAGAATTATATGTATCAACTTGCCGGGGAAAACATCACCGGGATAAAGACAGACACATACCAGAACGCCGCAATGCAGAGGGGTCTTGAAATGGAAGCCGAGGCAAAAGAGCTCTTCCGGTTTGCGGTAGGTGACGTGCGTGAAGTTGGTTTGGTTTATCCCGATGAACAGAAGAAGTATTCTTGTTCGCCTGACGGCTTATTAGAGGATGCTGGATTAGAGATCAAGTGTCCTCTTATCCACACCCATGTCTCATACCTCCTGTCAAATATACTGCCCACTGATTACATTCAGCAGGTGCAGGGTAGCATGTTGGTCACTGGATTCAAAAAGTGGTTTTTCATGAGCTACTACCCTGCACTTCCCCCTCTTATTTTGGAGATTGAGAGGGATGATGCGTTCATTGCCAAATTATCGGCAGAACTCGACAAATTTTGCCTTGAATTGGCAGGGGTCACAAAACAACTCAAGGAGATAGCGGAGTGAACTTCGTCGGCACTGTAGAAAAAGGCAAACTCCACATTGATTTCAGACCGAACTTTGACCGGTGGCTTGTCACACTGGAAGGGCAGAGGGTAACGGTAGAGGTCAAGAAGTTTCGCAAGAACCGTACCGACGCACAGAACCGCTACTGGTGGGGGTGTGTGATTGACATCCTGTCAAAACATACCGGCTACGAACCCGAAGAAATGCACGACGCAATAAAGATTAAATTTCTGCCCGTGGAGAAAGCCGGATTGATTTCAGGCAGGTCAACAGCACGCCTGAACACGGCAGAGTTTAACGATTTAATTGAGAGAGTCCAGAGATGGGCTGCACAAGATTTACAAGTTTATATACCAGATCCAGAGGAGGGTTAAATGTTTAAAATCGACCAGTGGACACAAATCGAAATGGAAGAATACAACGGCACTTATTCGCTTACTCAAGGTTACGTTGGGAAAGACGGGGCGTTCAAGCCGAAGTTTGTCAAAGAGGAATTTGGCAAAGGCAACGAAAAGACAATCCCGAAGCGGATACCGTTAGGCGATAAGGATACCACCATCGCAGCGTTAGAACACCTGCTCAAGGAGTTGCAAGGCGATGTACCGTTTTAGCATACTTCTCATTTTCCTCCTCCCGACCCTTGCCTCTGCCCCAGTGTACGATTCAGTGGGGCGGGCACGGGGGAAGCTGGCGCATCAGTACCATGGGATATGGTTTTCAACGCATGACCGTACAGGTGACTGGTTTGAGAGGGATGGGAAGCGGTGCAGGTTATACACAAAGGGGTGTGAGGCATATATAGCAAGGAGGTTGGGAGGATAAGAGATGAAAGTCAGAGAAGAAGTGAAGTGGTTTGCAGAGCAAATGGAAGAAGTGTTGCGGAAAAACGATTATAAAGGTGGTTGGCAAGATTGTACTCGTTTTGATTTACTTTGTCGTCTTTATGATGAAGCAACTGAACTCTTCGGAGCAGCAGTTCGAGAAACAAGCAACGAAACCATTATAAAGGAAGCCGTTGATGTCGCTAACTTTGCTATGATGATTGCAGACATAGCAAGGAGGCAACCATGACTAAAGACCAATTCAATTGGGAAGCCAAAGCGGGGGAATACAAGGCACTGCTGGAGAGTAAGGGAGGGTAAAATGAAACGACTATCATTTAACGAAGAGATGATGAAAGCATGGCTGGAGGGGCGCAAGACGGTGACGAGGCGATTGATGAAGCCTCAGCCTATTGATGCTGATGCTGTATATGGGTTTTGGTATCCGAAGCCGGACAGTGACAGAGCAAAACACTATGTAAACATTAAGCATTTCAGAAAGGGTGTTGCAATAGACTTTGCCCCCTACTCCCCCGGCGAAACGGTGTTTATTGGTGAAAGCAAGGCTATCATCAAGAGTATCCGGCCGGAGAGGGTGCAGGAGATAAATAATAATTGCTGTATGACGGATGCCGATACCGTTAAAGAGGGTTGCCCCGGTGAATATATAGGAAGCGGTGAGGCTGAAGTAACGTGGTTTCGTAGGCTTTGGGACTCCCTCTACCCTGGTTCATGGGAACGTAATGATTGGTGCTGGGTTATAGAATTGGAGAGGGTGGGATGAACCCGACTCCGAACAAACGTGCCGGCAGGAAATATCAGTCATACCTCGCTAACAGACTTGGAGGCAAAAGCGTGGGAACTATTGAGCCACAAGACATATCACACCCGATATGGTCAATCGAAGCGAAGAAGCGCAAGACCTTTGCAGGGCAGAAGTTCATGCAACAGGCGGTGAAGAATTGTCCGGCAGACAAAACGCCGATAGCGATAGTCCACATAACGGGTGATAGCCATAATGACGACATTGTCATGATGAGGTTGAAGGATTGGGAAGAATGGTACGGGAGGATATGACCCACATAGACCTCTTTTCCGGCACAGGCGGCTTTGCTTTAGCTGCACTGTGGGCGGGCATTAAGACAGTCCAGTTTGTTGAGATAGACCCCTTCTGCCAGAAGGTATTACAAAAGAATTTTCCAGGAGTACCGATACATGACGACATCAAAACTTTTACCTACACCGAGGGCAGGAAATCCGGGGAGCCGTCCGAACCAGAAGGGCGGGAAGATATTGGCGGAGGAAATAGGCAAGTTGCAGGATTTGCCGATAGCAAAAACATCAAACCAACTCCATTTATTCTCACAGGAGGCTTTCCCTGCCAGCCTTTTTCCGCCCCGGCACCCCCAGAAGGA